TTCTAGTTCCTTGTCTTTTTTTTCTTGAAGTAGTTTTTTAGCTTCTTCAATATCAATACCATCAAGTTTATTAGATACTGTTTTTTTGTATCTTTCTAATCTTCTTTGAACAATCTGTTCAAGTTGATCTGCTGAAAATACTTTATTCTCAACATCTTGATTGTTAGAAACTTCATTGATTCCAGCATTGTCATGAGATGCTGTATTCTCAACCGACTCTTTTTTTACTTGGTCGTTCATTGTTTGTTCTCCTTCTATATTGTTTTATTAATCAATTATCAAGAGATTTGATAAATTGCAAGTTTAAATGGTAGAGTTTCCACTTTCGTCAATCCAACTTGGGTCTACTGGTTGCCAACTATGACGACAATTATATCCACCTCTAACTATAAATGGACTTCCTTGATCTCTACCTTGTGCTGAATCGTTAGCCCATATTTGATTTATTTCATCTGTGGTATAAACTTTTCCTGCGTGTAATCTGCAAAAGTCCCTAGAGTCTTTCATTAAAGAACCATAATATAAAAAGCTAGTCAGACCTGCTTCATCTGCTCTATACTTTGCAAATTGTCCATCAAATCCCATTATAGAATCTTGAACTACTAGACTTGCATATTTAACAAAGCTATCTCCTTGTGATGTTCTTCCATAATTTTGTTTAAGTTCATCAATAGCAGTTGCAACCTCAGCACCATTTGGATTGTTTGATATATATTCTACAAGTTGCTGTGCTTTAGCATTGTCTGAGAATTGATATATTCCATTTATTTTATCTCTAATTGTTTGAACCATTTGTCCTGCTGATCTACCAACTAATGTGCTTTGATATATTTCTTGCGCTAAAGTGTTTGTAAATTCTGTTCCTAAATTTTGAAAGTTAGTAAAAGCTAATTTCTTTAATTGTTGAATTGTTACTAAGTCAGCTTGGGTTATTGTTTTAAACTCAGGCGGAATAGGAAGCTTACCATAAGTAGCCACAATCGTTCCGGCTATCTTATCGTAATCATTTATGAATGTTTGAACTGGCTTTAAATAAAATTCTTCTATTGCTCTTTGAAGACTGGGTTTGATTTCAATAGCAAGTCTTGTGTCAAATAAAATTCCACCTTTGCTTGGTAATTCTAAAGCTATATTAACAACTTCCTGCTCTAGTCTTTGTAATGTCTTATATAAAAGTTCTTGATGTTTTGCTTCTAAGGAATTTAATATTGATTCTCTTGCTATTCTTAACTGCTCTAAAATATCTTGTGCCACATTAAACTTGCGGTAAGTTTATTGGTTCTTGTGGAAATGTTCCCATAGCAGTTGTTTCTCCATCAATCTCAGCGTTGATAATTTCTAATGTTGAACTATCATCAATAACTGTTTTAGCAATTTGTTTATTAATTTCTTTAGCAAATGTATCTGAAGGAATGTTACTTGCTTTAGCTTGTTGTAATAATTCAAGATCAGTTGCCCAATCTCTAATATCAAAAGATTCAGGATATTCTATTTCACCATCAAATACTGTCTCTTGCCATTCAGCAAATAATCTCCAAAGTTGTTCTTCTGCTAATTGAATAAGTTGGGACTTCTCAGATAGTCTTGCATTTAATAATTCAAATTCAGTTCTTAAAGCAATACCAGATTGAACTCTTTCAGCAGTTGCTCTTAAAGTTCCAACATGGGTAAGACGATTGATTGCTTCTACTTTGTGATTGATTGATCTTAATACTCCATCAAGATTGCTTCCGTTTGGTTGCAAGATATATGGTTTTAAATTTGCATCAATGTTATCAGGAATTTCTATAATAGAACCTGCACCAGCACCAGCATCAGTATCTTTTGTTTTAACTAATGATGGGTGATTTGAAAGTCTTATAATTTGTTCAATCTCAGATAGTTCATTGTAAATAGATTTTTGAAGATCAGCTACATCATTCAAATCAGAAACACCAAGACCTCGCATTGGTGATCTTTGATTATATAAAATAACTGCTGGTATTTTTCCTAGTGGATTTGGAACTGATGTTATTAATTTTGGTTCTTCTCTATTAATGGTTGAGACAAATACTGTATCAATCTTATCTATAAACCAAAGTTTATAAAATTCACCTTCAGCAGTTTGTTCTTCTCTAATTTTTAAATAATCTAAAAAATAATATCCGGCATTGTTTCTAGTATAATGCCAATCTAAAACATTCTCAGGAGTATAGATGTTTAAATATGGTCTAATTCCTTGATCTAGTTCTTCTGCTCTTGTCATTACGTTTGTTGATGGCTTATCCATAAGCAACCATACATGACCATAAACTGAAGCGAATCTTTGTGCTTCTACAATCAAAGCATCAAAAGATCTGCCTTCTAAGTCTGCGTCGTCCATGAATTGCTCAACTGATAAATCTTGTTCTAAAGAACCCATTTCTCTAACCGGTTCAACTCTAAATAAGAATGATGAATAAATGTCTATGATATTTCTGCAGTGGTTATCTAGCGGAGTATATTGAATTCGTTTATAGTATTCATTTTCAAACTCCAGCATATAAGGTTGTAAGAATTTTCCGTCTGCATATTCTTTGCCACCTAAATATGATCTTATAAAATACTCCCATCTAGGAATCATTCCTTTATAGTGCTGATGTTGGTTCTCTATATCTTTGCGTGTATATGCCATTATGAAAATCTCTTAGGTTGCGACTTAGGTAAATTAGATGTGATCGGAAATAAATATTCTATTGCGTATCTTAATGCGTCAGTCATGTGATCGTACCCGTTACCTTTTTCTGGTTGCGTTGTGTTTTCCTTATAGACTTGCTTCATCAGCGAATTTATAAGTTGTTTACAAGAAGGATTAATAAAAATGCTTCTTTTGCCATCAAATGTCTTTAATTTACTATTAACAGAATTAATTCCATCTCTAATTAAAGCATGAGTGGATTTACACTTAACATTTAATCCTGCATTTTGCAAGATGGTAAGATCTGTCCGACCACCCGCAGAAGTTTTCCTTTGCCTAGAAGCTGGATCAGGATAAACGATCATCTTTTGTTTTGGGTATCTGCTAAACAACTCATCAATAAATTCATCAGTATTAGAACTGTAAATAACTATCTCGTCAAATACTTCTACTATTCCATTCTTAACATGAAATAAACAAGCACTCATGGGATCAATGTTAAAATCAAGTCCCAAGTGGATTATTGCATCTTTATCATATTTACATTCTTTAACATTTTGGTCTCTGTCAAAGTTATAAAATACAACCCCACTATAAGTTTCAAAACTTGCTAGATATTCTTGTCTAAATGTTCTCTCATCTAAATCATTCATGGCTTGTTTAATTTCTTCTGCATCAACTTGCCCACCATCTAAAGTAGTATATTTAAAAGACTTCCATTCAGGATCTGAACCTAATCCCTTTTGATATATATCATAAGACCAGTTCCCATATCCTCTAGGTGTTCCTATAAATAATACATTTCCAGTAACGTGCCTATCTGAGATTGTTGGACGCAATACTTCTGACCAAGCTTCAACCGGTATATCTGCATACTCGTCTAATAGTAAGAAATCTAATCCAACTCCCCTTAAATTGTCTGGTGATTTGTCTGCGCCTTTTAAACTTATCTGAGAACCATTCCTAAGTATTAAAGTTAAATCAGTTTCATTAGCATATTTAACCCATCTTTTTTCTATAACTAACTTCTTTAATTGCTTCCACATAATCTCCTTACTCATTCTGTAAGTGGGTGCTACATAGAATATTTTTGAGTTGGGTTTGCGACTTGCAAATCTTAACAGTTCATACATGGCTAAGTGGGTTTTACCAAATCTTCTGCCGGTAATAAGAACTCTAAACCTATTGGGACAAGTATATACTTCTAGTTGTGGATTACTAAAAGGCATTAGTTATTTGATCTTAAATGCTTCTCTAAATCTTCCTCTAACTTTTTAATGATTAAGTTTAGTCGTTGTATTTCCTCTTGGTTAATATCAGCTTGTTTCATTAGATCATAAAGTCTCACTTCAAGATCGTGGCTTCCTCGCATTTTTCTGTCTAGCATTTTAGGTTTCTTTCTTTCACACATTTGTTTCACTTCTTTTTATTTTGGTATGTTCTTAAATATCTTCTGCCTAAAGATACTGCTTCTTGTTTACTTCTTCCTCTATAACCCCATGCTTCTAAAGATAATTTCAATCTAGTTTTTTTACCAGCTTTGAATAACTGCCCTCTTGAACTTCCCATTCTAACTAGGAATGAACCTTTGCGTCTATACTCGCTTAATGTATCTGGTCTTGATTTCACTGGGGGTCTTAAATTACCACCAGTTGTTCTATTATATTTTGCCCTACCTGAAGCAGTCAAACCACCTTTTGGGTTCTTATCTCTTTTTACTAAACTAAACTTTGTCATTTTTTTTTGTATTTAATGTTATTGGCGCAGTTGGTTTTTTAATTGTTAAGTTATGTCGTTTCATAAGCAATAAAACTGTGCAATTATTACAAGCTTTAATATGTTGTTCTAATTTATTATTTATTGGCTTTCTACAAAATACACATTTCATTCAATGTTTTCCTTCTGGTCATCTTCAATAATATCATAAATAGGCAAAGGCATATTATTGTCTGAATCTATTTTTTCATTAGCTTGTCCTAATATTTGCTTACCAAGCCAAATTAACATTATTACATTACCCTTTTCAATAGCAATTTGCCATTGTTTCCTTCTCAATCTAATATTTCCTTCAGATCTTCCTTTAGCTATTTCTTTGGAATAATTATCTCTTAACGTATCTACATGACAATTAAAGAAATCTGCCATCTCCTGCATAGAACAATGTAATTTAGATAGTTTTATTACTTCCTCAGGATCTATTTCTATTCTTGGTCTTCCTGACTTTTTCTTTTCAGGTGGTATTATAATTAGTTCGTTTTTGCTCATGTTATTTGTGGAGCGTGTGGATAGGATTCGCACCTTCTGATAAAGACTGGTCGTCCTTATTCCTACTATTAGGCACACGCATACCTTTATACATTCCTGCACCCACTTCGTATATTTTACTAAATGGGATTATTGGAACTGTTAGTCTTTCCTTTGCCTTAGGGTTTAGGAAATAAATATATCTTAATTGAAAACCTTGTAATCTTTTGCTACCGGTAAAATCTACTTTAGATGTTCCATGCTTGGCTACTATCTCACCATTAGGTAATTGATGGATTGTATTGTTTTTATTTATGCCGATTAAATGAAATCCACTTGCCCTATAAATAGTTCCATCTCCACATTGAGTCCCATCTGAGAACGATAAAATCCATTCTATATGTGGGTAGTTCTTTTTAATTAATCTAAATGCTACTCCTAAAGCCCTGCTCTCACTATTTCTAGGAAGTATATCATTAAAAGCCATTCTGTTTAACTCTAGCATATTGTTCCACTTAGTATCTTTAACAAAGGGTAGAACTTTTCTTTTATCTATTGGGTTTCCAAATTGCATAGCGCCATGTAGTTTATCTCCAAGAAATACTCCTAAATGTAAAATAGAATTTTGAACTACTTTGCCTGAGTAATGAACTCTCTTAACAATCTTATTAGCATCTTGCGAACTAATAGGTTTAACCTGAATATCTTTAGCTGTCGGAATATTGTTCATAATAATATTTGCATATTTCAGTTAAAGCATTTCCATTAATGTTATGATTGTATTCATTGTTTAAATCTTTATTTTGTTTTGCTTTTTCAACTGCCATATTAATAAATTTTACTTGCGTATCATGGATTGTAAATGTCATGTGTTGGAAAGGTTCTTTTTCACCTTCTTTTATTTCGGGAAGTTCCACAAGAGGAGAAACTGTTTCTTGAATTTCAACTAAGAAGTCATCTTTAAACCCTAGTATTTCTAAATCAAAATCATCATCTTTAAGTCCTTCAATCTCTAAAGATAACTTATCAAAGTCCCACCCTGAATTTAGCGCTATTTGATTATCAGCTAAGATTAAAGCTTTGATTTGTGTTTTTGTTAGTCCCTCAATAATTATACAAGAAACTTCTTGCCATTGTAATTTTTTAACAGCTTCTAATCTGCCATGCCCAGCTATGATTGAATTGTCTGGAGTTATTAATATTGGGTTAGTGAAGCCGAATTCTTTAATGCTTGAAATAAGCTGAGTTACTTGTTCCTCACTATGCGTCCTACTGTTATTTATGTAGGGGATAAGATCAGATACCTTCTTTTTAATAAGTTCCATAATTAACCGACTATGTGTTCGTTATTTGGACTATTATTCTTTTTTCAGGGATTTGTAAAGGAACTCTAGTAATTCTGGGTTTTGATGGAGAATATTACAAAGACCAGAAGCTAATACAGAACAAGCTATTTCTTCGTCCTTAGCTTTAAGATCAACATAATAAAAATCTAGCAGTGCATGGAATATTTCGTGGATTGTGGTGTCTATTGTTTCGGAATGATCTAGGGATTTGTCTAAGACTATTGTCTTGCTCTTATGATGATATTCACCATAAATTTTTTTCTTGTCTGCTTCTTTTGCGTCTATAAATTTAACAACTATTGTTTTGCTACCAAACTTAATTTTGTTTGGCAATTTCATTTACAGATTTTAATTATAATAATAACAAAAGCTAATATCGCTATTAACAATGCTAGGCATACAAAGAAATAAGTCATTTTGATTTAAGCTTCTTTGCTATGTAAAGGTTTTTAACAAAGCTGTTTTTCTTGCCGAATTTTTGACCTGCTGATCGTCTTGCAGTTTTAT